AAAGGAGTTGTGAAATTCTATTGCGTCTTTGTAAATCATTCTCAGAAAAATTGGTGTTCTTACCATCCAGGGCGAACAACTCTTTAAAATGAACAATGTAATACTTTCCTTGCTTATGAAGGATATGACAAGATTGGTAGATCTTTTTTTCTTTACGTGAAGCAACACCAATTCTAGTCAGAGTTTCTCTCACTTTCAAAAAGTCATCGGGTTCATTAAGAAGAACCTCTACCATATCACTTTGCTTCCACTGAACTTCAGTTTCACCGTTCATGTTTACCACCTTTGCACAATGCTTTTTTAATATTATCTAACTGATCCTTGGTGAGAATCCTAAGAGCTTGGAGTGCTTTATCGTCATTATAACCATAATACTCTTTAACTAATTCAAGATAATCAATAGAATTTTTTCTTGCCCAAGGAGAGAAACGTTTCCTTGGCTTCACACTATTTATAAAAAAGTCATACTGCATCTTCTTTGGTAAATGCGGGTTCTTATTCATCTCATTAGAATAGAGAACAGTATCAGTGAAAGAACTGAGGCACCTGTTAATAATATAAGGAGGATACCCTCTCTCAGCATCAGTATCATCATCAAGAATACTTTTCTTAGATTGATTAATAGAATAGAGATAATCTTTCAGTTGGTATGTCATAATTCGTAGTTAGTTAGAACGAGTTCCTTGCGAGCTGCTTGATCAGTATTATAACTTCCCACACTCCTCATCGTATAAGTGTGTGCAAATTCTGCAGCGGTCCACCCAGATTTAAAACGATCTCGGATTAGTTGTGAGGAATTGTATGATATAAGTTGTGGACCGATGAACCTATCGCAGATAGCAGCAAACCCATCATGGTCAAATCCTTTATGCATGTTCCCCTTCTTACCATAGAGATTAGATCCAATCTCATAAGGAGGATCTAGATAAGTAAAGATGTTTTTATTGTCTGTAAAGATCTCTTCATAAGATAGATTAGTAATCTTCCACTTCTTAATCATCAAGGAGTAGTCAGGAAGTTTTTCAATCCCTCGCATTGAGAAATTGCTTTCGGATGCTTGTTTGCTGAAGGACGAGGATTCAGTGAGACCAGAAAAAGAGCACTTGTTAACAATGTAAAAACTAACAGCACGAGATAGGTTGGATGTTTGATCATCGTTTACTTTCTCCTTAGCGTCTAGAAATAATAGTTTTGCTGATACTGGTTCTGGATGACGATTCTTAAGTTGCACAAGTTGATCACGCATCTCACTACCATTCTCCTGGAGTTCTCTCCAGAAGTTATAGAGTGGTTCGTATAGATCATTCACCCAGATGTCTAGTTTTGGATACCGTTTACTAATTTCAATAGCAACAGACCCACCACCTAAGAATGGTTCACGATACTCCGTTGCCTGGGAAAGGTCTGGGAGGAATCGGAATAGGTTTGCCAGCGCCCTGCTTTTGCCCCCTGGGTAACGAAGGGGTGTCTTTAGAGATTTCAAAGTTTGGGGCATTGTATTTTAGGTATTCAAAAAACGTCATTTTTAATTCCTTCTCAGTCATGCCACAGTGCTTTGCTGCAGCAGGTAGATTCATTGTAGCATAGAAAAGACCCTCATGTGCTTCTCGCACATTCTGCGGTGTGGTTTTATTTACTTTCATTTGAATTCACAACTCATCATGATCTCAGTAAGGCATGCTAGCAGATTGATCTCTTGATCAGGAACAACAGTAATATCTTTCATATACTTGGCAATGATAAGAACAGCTTCTGGAATAGAAGTAGGTTTCAACACACCATACATGCTATCATAAACCTTACGCATCACCATACTAGGATCATTGTCTAGATGTTGAACTACCCAGTTCTTTACATTAGTAAAGTCTTTTTTCTTTAATGACGAAAGGAGAGTGTCAAGATTGACATCAGCAACATCCACAAGAATAGCAGACGTAATAGCACCAGTAGCGGCATAGCGTTGGCACTCATTAATAAGACGCCTCCAGTCAGGATAATAACGCTTAGTAATTTTAGCGAGAACTTTATCTTCATACTCAACATTCTCGTTAGTTAGAATAGTTTGGAGACGAGTAAAGAACTCACCTTGAAGTTGAGTAGACTGCTCGGGTTTAATTCTAAAGTCAACCACCGTACAACGTGAGTGTAACGGTTCAATAATTTTATTGATAAAGTTACAGGTAAAAATAAAACGACAGTTGCTATGGAACTCCTCTACAGCAGTCCTCAGAGACAGTTGCACATCGTTAGTAGTGTTGTCTGCCTCATCAATGATGACCACCTTGTGGGATGCTCCAGACGTGAGAGAGACAGTCGTGGCAAACTGACGGACACGGTTCCTGATAGTGTCTAGGAAACGTCCCTCATCAGACCCGTTGATGACGATGTAAGAAGCACCAATCTCCTCACACAGTGCCTTAGCAACAGTGGTCTTACCAACGCCTGCTGTGCCACTTAGCAGCAGGTTAGGTAGTTCTCCTTGGTTTACAAAACCCTGAAAGACTTCCTTGATACTAGCAGGAAGGATACAGTCCTCAACAATACTTGGGCGGTATTTCTCCACCCACAAAAATTCTTTGCTCATTCTAATGGTCTGGTAAATGATTTAGATATGATGTCCTTGGCACTGAACATCATTTGCATATACTCCACACCCTTCTTGGGTTTGGTATGCTCACCACAGGTAAAGATATCGCAAACTGCCATACCTTTCTCTGGCCAAGTGTGAATACTGATATGACTTTCTGCTAACATGGCAACACAAGTAACACCTTGTGGTTCAAACCTATGTGAATTGATTGCTAGCAGAGTTGACTTACATTTTCTAGATGTATTGTAAACAATATCTCGGATGAACTCTTCGTCATTTAAGAGATCAATATTACACCCTTTGAGTGTAAAGAGAATATGCTTCACGCTGGCTCTAGGGCAATGTAATACGTGAGATCAGTGTTTATATTGGTCCACTCTGAGATGAGGTGTTGAGAGACTTTGACAGTGTAGTCACCAGGGAGAAGACGGATGTTTTCAATCTTAAGATCCAAAGAATAGGTGCCAGTAGCACAACCTGCCATAGTGATATCATAAGTATTACTGGTATCATTTTCTTTGTCCCTAAGGATGAGTTTGATAACTTCAGACCCTTCTTCAGATTGAAAAGTAAGATCTGGTAAGCTGTATACGGCAGATGCTTTCTGCAATGCAGTCAGATCTTCTCCGGGAAGATTGAACTGAAGGTCAGCACCAGGAAACTTTACATTTTTTTCCGGAGCGCCCTTGAGCGTAATTTCAGGATCGGAAAAATAATACTTAACAGACTGACGACCGCCACGGATGCTAACAAAATCACCAGATGCGAATTCAAGTTGAGGATCATTAAACAGAGAGATACCAGAAAGAAACTGACTGAGATCATAAATTGCGAAGTCCACAGGAAATACTTCCTCGCCAGTAAACTTTGCGAGGATGTTTTCTGCGTTAGAAATAGTTCTAACCGTGGATCCTTTACGGAAAACAATAGAGGAATTGATAGTACTGAAGTTTTTGAGAACATCTAATGTTTTTCTAGAAAGAATAACTTTACTCATTGGTTGTAAGATTCGGTGATGGCAGTTTTGTCAGAGAAGTGGAGCAGCAGCAGTGCGTAGTGAAGGATCTTAATGATATCACGACGGGCAGTGCCCTTACGATCGTAGCGTGAAGCATACTTGAGGATGTTGCTACGGCAGAATGCCTCAGCGTCTCCACATGCTTCAATTAGATCTAACGTTTGAATGCTGTCGTTACCAGCAGAATAGTGTTGTCCATAAGTTCCAGAAATGTAATCACTCAGCTCTTTTAGAAGAGCATCTTCATTGTATTTTTTCACGGTATGCATACGTAATCAATATCTTTATAATAGCACTCTTGACTTTTTCCGTCAAGGTTAATGGCAGTAATAATATCACCCTCCACATTAGAAACTCTAGCAGCGCCATGACCACTGATGTGGATGACACTACCAATAAAGTTACAATCTCCTAGTTCAGGCATCTTCAGTTTCTCCATCAATTTCAACTCCAGCATCAATTTTATCATACAATTCAATAAAGGATTGTTTGGTTTCTTCATCAAAACGATTGGAACAAACCTTGATCGCTTTAATACGATCACCCCAAATAGCATATGCACGTACAATATGGACCAAACGACGGGTGCTAATTATTTCATCAATACCTCCATCTTTGAAAGTACGACGGATAATGTCTGCCCAGTTAGCAAGGTTAACGCAAAATTCTTCATCATGCTTACCAACAGCAGCAGCAATACGAAGAAGAATTTTAGTTTCTACAGCAGGAGTGGGATACTCCTGCTCAAACGTTAAGGCAAAACGCTCAAGGAAGGCTTCGTTGAGAACGTTAGTTCCAATAAAGCGACCGTCATCGCTGCCTTTACCTTTAGTATTTGCAGTTGCAATAACATTGAATCCAGATTTAGGGTTTACGTAACGACCAGTTTTCTTTAGAAAGACACCCTTACCTTCCAAAACAGATTGAAGGCATAAGATTTTATTAGATGCTAGGTCAACTTCATCTAAAAGAAGGATAGCTCCCCTCTCCAAAGCTTCAATGACAGGACCATTATGCCAAACAGTTTCCCCATTAACAAGGCGGAAACCACCAATAAGATCATCCTCGTCTGTTTCAATGGTAATATTGACGCGAATCAGTTCCCTATTTAGAGAAGCACATGCTTGCTCTACCGAGAGAGTTTTACCATTACCAGACATACCAGTGATAAACACTGGATAAAACAATTTGGAACTGATAACTTTTTTCAGATCAGTGAAGTTACCAAATGGAACAAAGTTTTCATCCTTCATAGGAATAAGATTTTGTTCAACTGCAGGCATAGCAGCAGGTGCTTCGTAAGTTTGTTCTAAATGTTCCTGTACTGTCAGGTTCCAAGTACCACGTTTAACATAGAAGTCCCGTAGACGTTTGGTAGCAGTAGCATAAGTTACACCGAAGTAATCACATGCAGAAGTGACATGTTGTGCATTAATATCATTGCCATAATTTTCTGACAGATAAGAAGCAAGTTGTAATGTAGTGAGATCTGACTTTGCAGGCATGATACGTTTCGTTTATGTAGTTATTATAGGGCAGAGTGGGGCAGGGTCAGGGGCAGAGTGGACGGTTCGTCAAGCGACATACTCCACAAAAGAACTGAGAAGTTTTTTATTTGCAGATTTACCACCAAGCATTTTTTTAAATGCCTTAGTAATATCTCCTTTTTTTGCGCCACTCTCAACATTAAACTCAGCAGTCTCGTTCAATGAATTATTAGAGATAGCATAAAGGGCAGTAAATGCTTTAGGGTTTTTAATGATAGCAGACTTTTCTTTCTTCCACTGTTTTTGAATATCAGAGTAACTTTCATATGAAGCATAACGTCCGACAAAATTTTGTAACTGAGAACCTCCAAGAATACGAAACCCTATTACATTTACACCTGGGTTACGATCACGAACCTGTTGAATAAAAATGTTAGTTACATTGTGATAATCAAATTGCTCATAAGTAATTCCGGTTTTACGATCCCGAAGTACTTGATAATAATCAATACGGCGAGGAGCAATGCGATACTCATCTTTATGATCTAGATAAATTTCATGACCATATGCAGCAGAGCAACTTTCACCATCAGAAAGAATACAAACGTTGACTTTTTGAAGATCGTTGTTGTGTTTGAATTTTGGAATAATATAATTCAACATAACGATTGCTTCATTTAATGGAGTACCGGACAGACCAACACCTAAAGTAGTTGAATACCCACTGTACTCATTATAGTAATGAGCTTCACGAAATAAATTTTTACACATACGCTCATACTGACGAGAGCTAGAACGAGAAGAAATAAAATTCATTAGATGAAAATGTTCCTCGTTTATGTACACTGTATTTTTTTGAACGTTTCCATAAGTCATACTATGATAACTATTATCGTTTTCCATAGAACGTTGAGCACATACCCATTCATTAGTAAACGCATATACTTCAAAAGGAATCTGAACTTTTTTACAGAATGCAGTCAAGTTAAGAACTTGCTTGACAGTAGCAAGGATTTCATTGCTCATGGAACCAGACCAGTCAAGTAAGAATAACAAACCATGATTCTTACCATCAGGTATAACTGTTACTTTCTTAAAAAGATCTTCATTGTACTTATAAGTATGAAGCTTTGAAGTATCAAGCACACCAGTTTTAGATTGACCACTACGAGCATAAGCGTCAGCGGACTTACGGCATTCAAATTCCTTTACCAGATAGTTTACTTCTTTTTGAGATTGCTTACGAAATTTATAATACTCATTATCAACATACTCATAGTTTTCTTCTGCTCCTACATTTTTATCAATCCAATTATGCAACATAGTCCAATCAACAATGTGACTATCCAGATTCATTGCTTCCGGAATTTCAACGTAAACAGGGGAGCGACCATGACGCGAAGAAAGATTTTCTGCTGAGTTGTCAAAGGAACGTTGAGTTTGAGAAGTTTCTCCACCAGTACTTCCACCAGAAGAATCTTCTTCATCATAATAATCTTCTTCATACTGACTATCTGGTTGAGGCATGGAAGAATTTTCAAACTGGTCTTCGCTAACCTGGGTATTTTCTTCATCTTCACTATTTTCGTTTTCGCGTTGATGTGCTACCTCAAGCATTTCTTCATGAGTCATAGGTGTTTCAGTTTGATTACTAAACTGATATACATCAAAAGCAATCTGTAATACTTCATCAAAAGTTTCTGCTTTTTCAGTACGCTCAACAAAAACTAATTCGGATGCACCAAACGGAATAAATGCACTTGCACCAATTTTAAAATGTAAATTGATACGATCAATCAAACTAAAGTTATCAAGATTCTGATCAACTATCTCAAAAAAATCTAAATTATTTAATTCTTTATACCCACCATTAAAAGACTTACGCAGACCAGGAAACTTACGTTTCATTAATTTTTCAATACGAGCATCTTCAATTACATTAACAAAATCTTTAGGACAATCTGCAATATCACACCAATCTTTATTAGGAGTAAAGAGAGCATGTCCTACCTCATGACCCACCAGCATGTCATAGACAGTGCCAGATGCTTTATCCCACATAGGAAGAGTCAGCAAGCGACGGTCAACATCAAAGGATGCTGTAGCGGTCTTACGGTGCTCCACAATGAGGTTCTCAGTTGCAAGCAGTCGTGCTAGGTTGCCTTTGATCTCTTGGGTTTGCATCTGTCTCTTTTACTTATGAACTCATTATACAAAAAAGAATGGTCACCCAACCATTCCATGTGTCACTTCGTTAACTGTCTCAGTCAAGACTGAATAGTTTTTAACCTTATCAACTGTAATAGTTCTGTCAAATTTATCATCTAATCCTTGTTTGTGACTGATAACAAACACCTTGGTGCTTTCATCAAAGTTACGAAGAATCCATCCCAAATCTGATGTGCCTGATTGATCAAGAGATCCATCAAATATTTCATCTAGTATGAGGAGATTAGTATCCACGCTATTCTTGAGCTTAGCAATGCTACGCCAAGTAAGCAGTAAAGCAATATCAATTCTAGCCTTCTCTCCTTCACTAAAACTTTCATAAGAAAAAACATCACGGTATCTAGACTTAATTATCTCCTCAAAATTTTCGTTTAGGGTAAAATTGACATAGAACTCCATCCTTTGTAAGAAATCGTTAATTAACTTATTCATAGTAGGAAGATATGTTTTAACAATTCTGGATTTAATACCATTATCTTTTAACAATTGACTTGCTGTTGTTAAAACATCACGGTCTTTCTTTAAACAAGCATGTTGCTTATTAAAATCTTTTTTACTTACAAGAAGTGTTTCTAATTTAACAAACTCAGATTTTTTATCAACGTTATCACCTTGCAATTCTTTTACTTCATCTTGAAGTGACTCTACTTGTTTACGAATAGTCATCAACTGAAAATTGGTTTGTGAAATTGTAACATTAATATTGTTAACTTCAGAAGACAGCTCAGTAAATTTATTAAACCTGACTTCCTCTTCCCCTATAGCAGTAAGAATATCATTGTATCCTACAAGCATTTCATCAACTTTAGTTTTTCCAGACTCCAACTTTTCATCACGAAATTCTTCTGATAATTCCTGAGTACATGTAGGGCACACATGATTCTTCTCAAAGAACTCATGTTCTTTTTTACATGTCTTTAATTTACCTTGAACTTTAATAAGAAAAGTGTTTAACTTCTTTAATTTTTCACTAGAAGTTTGACACCCCTTCATTTCTTTATTAAGATTACCAATTTGTTTAGTTAGAATAACTACATCTTCAGCACCTTGGAGTTCAGTTTTTTTATACTCAACAATTTTTTCTTCTTTTTTATTAATCTCTTCTTGAGTACGTTTCTCTAACGTATGCATATGCTGCTTCTGAATTTCAATCTTATCTTTTAACAAATCAAGTTGATAATCCAGTTCGCGAATCTCTTCTATATTTTCTCGGGACTTATCCCTAAGAAGAACATTCATTGTTGAGAATACTTGAATGTCTAAAATGTCTTCAATAATATCACGTCTCTGTGCAACAGGAAGACGCATGAAAGGAACAAACGTAGACGAACCAAGCACAACAATCTGAGTAAATGACTTGTAGTTCATCTTGAGAACATTCAACTCAAAATTTTTCTGCTGTTCAGCGAGTGAACTTTCTTGATTCCATAGTTTACCATTTGCATAGATCTCAAACGTGTTTGGTTTAATACCGCGTACAACTTTATACTGTTGCTTCCCGATACGGAATTCAATTTCAACCAAACAATCTTTTTCGTTTATACTATTAACCATTGCTGGTTTAGGGATTTTACGAAATGGTTTTCCAAACAAAGAAAAGGTAAGAGCATCTAAAATAGTACTCTTACCTGCTCCGTTAGTTCCGACAATTAAATTTGTCCTTGCAGATTCTAAATTTACTTCACTATAAACATTACCCGTAGATAAAAAATTCTTCCAACGGAGTTTTTCAAAAATAATCATTCTTTGTCAGGTGGGGGAATAATAAGGTCGTCTGCTGTAATGATAGAATACTTTTGTCCTTGAGATCTACATGCAGTAATAATTAAATCGGGTTCAACTTCAAGGATTTCTAAATCAGGATTATCATTGATCTCCTCTAACAAAAAAAGATAACGCAATGCATCATCTTCTTGTTCAAATAATGGTACAATGCGATCTGCAGAATCATTGAATACAGAATAAATTCCTGATGGTTCGTCTTGTAATGTGATTATATACATGCATTAAACAGTCTCACATGATTCTATGTAGAGAGATTGCATTAACTTCTTGAGCTCGGTTTTGTCTACCGCAAGTTCAATCTCATCAATATACTCACTCAATAAAGTGAGCGTATCTTTTACATTTAATTCTACATCATCTAGGTCTTCTGTGTCAACTAAAGTTTCAATAATTTTTACATCATGAACACCTACGTTGTAAAGACGATCAACCAATGTTTCAAACATTTGGTAGTTTCGTTTTTCATTGACAACGATTTTGATGAACTTGTTTTTATAACTAGACACATCCTGTTTGTTGTAGTCCGCACTGGTGTCATCATAGAAGATCTTGTCAAAGATTTCATAGGGATTTCGGACAAACTTAAGTTTATCACTTTCAGTATCGTAGATATGGAATCCGCGAGTGTCCTTATAATCATTCCAGAACATCTGATAAGGGTTTCCTAGGTATTGAACATTGCCATGTTTTGATTTATGATGGAAGTGTCCAGACCAAACACGTTTAAAATTTTTAAAATCAGAGACTTTAAATCCACCGTCAAACTTCATACCAGGAGTAACTTCAAACCCATCACACTCAAGGTGACCACACACATTATCAGCATTGCTTTTGCTGATCATATTTAAACTCAATTCTTTATTACCTGCGTTAATCCATGGCAACATTAAAAATGTTTTACTACCTAGTTTAATTTCTTTTGGATCTACGTAAATTTTAATATTATCGTACTGTTCTAGTAAAAGTTCAGGAGAATTGATCTGATTTGTATTTTTATAATACGTACAATGATTTCCTAGAATCATATGAACTTTATAATTTTTTAATCGCTTGAAGTAATTTTCATTAACACGGTTAAAAGTATTAAAATCCATAGACTTTCGGTTATCAAAAGTATCACCCAAATCAATAATTGTAGTGATACCTTCTTTCTCAAGAGTAGGAAAAAAGATCTCGTCATAGAATCTTTGAAAGTAATTCCAGAACGCTAAAGAACCTTTGCGTCCATCAAGATGTTGGTCTGTAATGAGTGCAACTTTCATAACTTACCGCTCACTGTCCCATCGTATCGTGCTGAGTATTTGCAGTTTGCCCAGTTAGTAGCGACACCTTCCAAGTGGAATGGCGTTCCGACCATGACAGATTCCCTCGTACCGCCTGTGACGATTCCCTCGCCATCCTCACTAAAGCTAGACCACGTTCCAAAGCGTTTCTTTTCAATACGGAATTTCCCATAGGGTGTTTCATACCACTCATGCTCATTGGAATTGCTCATTGGTTGCTTGCTTCCTTAAGGTGTTATTATAGATCACAACTCTGCCGTGACGGTGAGTAAAGACCAGTTCGTCATCTGGACCCCAGCACAACTCTTCATACAGAGCATTTAATTTATACATGTCTTCGTATAGTTGATTTGGATTTGGCATTAACGATTCATTTTAATTTCAATGTTTTCTTTAATGCTACCCATATCAGAATATGAAGCATTCATACCTTGCATATCGCCAGTATATGAATCTGTATGCATTACTTCATCGTATCCTGAACGCTCAAGAATTTTATTTTTAATTTCTAATTGCTTCTTTTCTTTTTGAATTCTTCTCAAAAATGCATAGTAGATAATTTGAGTAAAGTAAGCAAAAGGGTTAGAAGACTTTTCTGGATTAAAGTTGTCAATGTACTGTAGGCAGTTCTCAATACCATCACAAATCATGTCCTCACGGAACATGTAGTTGACAAAGTTAGGTTTATATGATAGGTGTGTAGCGATCTTAAGAAAACACTCCCCAATATAATTTGGAACACGAGGACGTGGTTGATCATTTTCTTTTGCTGCAATCACTTTGTTCCGATAGACAGAGACCGCCTCTAGAAATTCTTTGTTATTGACGTAATACTCTGTCTTTTTTTTCATGAGAACTTTTCCTTTTCGGATACTATTAGTTTAGTTCATCTTATGAATATTGTCAAGGCTTGACAAATCCTGAAAACCTGAGTAGGATAACTATGTTAGAGTTCAGAAGGGTTGTAGCTCTTAGC